CCGATAAGATCGCTTGTCAACTTATACCCCTTTTGCGAGAGAGTATTCGCAAGAGAAGTATAGGCTGCCAAAGCAGCGCCATCAGATGATCGACCCGACCACAGTTTCCTTAAGCGGAGAGGTGTGACAATTGTGCCTTTAAAAGCATCAACGCCACAACTCTCTTTGAAAGGACCTGTGATACAGCATTTGGACTGATTGACTTTTAAGCCAAATCGTTCCAAAGTCTGTATGCATTTCGTAGCCATATCTTCAGGAACGACAATGTCGTCTCCGTAGACATGGATACGATCTCCCACACGCTTTACAGCGTCGCTGGGCAGGAAATGCCTGCTAAAATCCTTATGAGCAGGCAACGTCGCAGAGACCATGAGTACCCAAAATATGTACGCCTCTATTGGGAAGCATAAAGCTGAACCCATTGGAGCAAACTTATTAAGGTGTACCACCCTTCCGTCAGGAAGCTTGGTCTCCGTCGTGCGAGAAGCCTCTAGCGCTCTGAGTAGTTCAGGTGTTTGCGAAAACACCTGCCTAACGAGTTTTAGAGACACTCTGTCTGACGCATCTTTAAGATCAATCGTGGACCAGGATCCAAGAAGGAGTGATCCTTCGAGGGCTAATCTTTGATTGATTTTTTGATGTGTGAAGTTAACACGATCGCGAGTGAAGTAATTCAATTCGAGATGGCGCATTAGCTTCCGTCCTAAACCTTGTTGAATCCATTGAAATTCAAGGGGTTCACAAGATATCAGACGCGGACCGCGCGAATCTTTTGGAACTAGTACAACCTTTGCTTGACCATGATCAAGTCGAGTCAAAGATTTGTACCATCCCAATCGATCGATCAACTCTCTCCCCTTTCCTACCATGAAATAATCATAGTAGGGAAAGCACTGATGCAAACCTGAGTAAAGGCGGGAGAAAACCCACTTCTGCTCAAGTTTCTCACCAGTGGCCACAGCTCCTGGACCATGACGCGGTCGAATATCTTTGGGGTCAAATGACTCAAAGATTCGAGCAGTGATAGTTGCAGCTAACTCGATTACTCGAGATGTGTAGCTATCATCGCCAAACTCTAATTCCTTGTCAGTTTGAATGAAGCTGTCTATTACAGCAGCTTCATCCTCTTTACTATAAGGAAGTTCAAGTTTGTACGCGAAATACA